CCCCCTCACCTTCCCAAATGTCAGGAAGGCCACCACGTCAGGTATATTCGACGTAAAAGAGGCGGAATCACTCTAGACCTAACCAAGGCCCATGTGACTCCCACCGTACGCAGGGGATCTTTACAGTTCCCCACCTAGCAGTCGACGAGGGCAAGATGACACCCTCGTTTAATGCTATCACCAAGTCCCGTTTCCTGACAGAGGGTCTTTCGACCCACTCACGAATAAGAGAGTCCAAAGACCTCTTCTCGCGACCAACTTTCTCAAGCTGTCGCAGGAAATACGGTACATCACCAAGCTGGGCAGCCTTCGCAAAGCGGAGGTGCACAACGCCCACATAGCCCTCAGATCCACGGGAACACTTCTTCGGACGAATTTCGTCGAAGTCGCCAAATAAGGCGAAATCCCCGTAACCATCTGGGATAGTCGGCTTTCTCAACTTCACAGGTAAACGTGAAACAGAGAAATCGTACAACGTCTTCATCGCCCCGTCAAGGCCCCAACAATCAAGTCGGGACCAACGGCGCACCTGGTTGGCAAACCAGAGAAGACGTGCGGGTGACGCTATATCCTCACGGATGTAGATTGGTGTCACGTCGACTCCGTTAAAGTAGTGTTTTCCACAACTCTCACGGAATGGTCCAGCTAAGAATGATTTCTTAACGTTCGTCTTAAAACCGACGAAGTCAAGAATGTCAATCAGAGCAGGAGCAATGCTGCATGGGGCGACTAAATCATCCCCATATACAGCAAATCGACGATCGATCGGCTGGTGCAACGTCATCACGCTAGAGAGCAGAGCCCAAAATATAAGGGACTCTAGCTCAAAAGTGTAACCGTTGCCCATGCTCGACACCTTCTGGTAGACTATCCGTCGACCATCAGGGAGAACGCCTTCTGGACTTCGCGACAGCTTAATCGCGTGAACCCAGTCGGGAGGGAGTAACTGCTCAACCAACTCGAGAGAAACTGAGTCGGAAGCAGCGGCGAGGTCGATGGTGGCTAAATCGTCACTAATCGACCCTGCGAGAGCCAATTGCTGGTTCTTGCTTTGATCATCCAGATCAACACCAACCCTCTTCAAACGTAATCGTATGATCTTACCTAGCCCATGCTGAATGTAACCATTCATAGTGGGTTCGATGGCGATCACCCGATCCGTCTTTGCGTTCTTCGGTACGGTAGTAATGCGATTACCAGGGACGATATCGATGAGCTCCTTCACCCGCGAGGCGAGATCTAGAGCCAAAAAGTCATCCATGGACCTGGCCGTCAAAGACACAGCGTGGTCAAACCACGCTGGTACACGTGAAATACACGTATACGCCAGAATCGCACATTCCCTCGTAGCCTCGGGCTTTGCCCGATATTTGAAGTATGCATCACCATGACGGCTCTTCAACCCGAAAGTAGCACCCGGGCCGAAAGCGAAATGGCGTTCCGCATGGTCCCAGTTTAAGGGACCAAGGAGACGAGCGATTTTACCACGAGCTGTCCAAATGACAGACTCGCGTGTCAGAGGGTCATTGAGACCATTAACAACGCGTCGTCTCAGTCGAGAATTCGACTCGGCGCACGCAACTTCTGACTCGAGTAATTTCGTTACAGCTACCTTCTCCCGATCAACACCGATATCCCAATCTGGGAATTTCGACATCAATTCGACAGCGAGGTAATCCTTACGAAACTTATCGGCGCATGAGTACATCATAGGATCGATGGACTCATGTACGACAGCAGAATAGTCTCCGTTCCGGAGGCGATCCCGCTGCTTAGTCACAAGCTCGCCCTCAAGTGAATCCATCCACTTAAGAGCGAGGGTGCCTGCCAAACTTGCGAAGCCACGCTGCATCACGTGCTGTGATGGCTGTTTCCTCATGAGATTGACTCCTTTGATTGAGGAATGAGGGTACGGAACTGCAACGGCTCAGTACGGAAAATGCTCCCAAACATCAGGAGACCGTACAGAGTCTTCTTCACCGGAGTAAGGATGATAGGCGTTTTCCTTCGTGACTTCGCTGGCATCAGCCAGAAGAAGCCACTTGGGAGTCAGCGTCTCACCCGGTTCACCGGATTCGAAGTCCGACGTCGTGACGACGCAGTCTTCGAGGTCGATGCAGAGGAGAGGCTTCTCACGCTCAAGCACAGCCGCCATTTGAAGACGGTCAAGCTCAAGCGTAAAGAGGCCCCCTTCAATGAAGATAGAGATGATAACATTTTTCATCTCGTCTTCTCATCAACCGAAGGCAGGGTTCAAGTTGTCGATGGCATCGATTGCCAGCTGCGACAACAGAAGATCCTTCACTGAAAGGCGAAGGTCCGTACGCTCAGCAGCAGTACTGCCTGAATTGCACCAGAAAGATCCCTGGAAGCTTGCGCTTCGCAGAAGATCTCCGGCGTGGTTCAGGTCGGTATCAGCGGTAGCCACGACCGGGATCGTCAGATTGAAACCGATCTTGGTCTGCACACCACCGTTCGACGGGTCCTTGAACGTCTGCGTAAGGGTCTTATACCCTTTATAATACGAAGACGCACGATTGATCCACGTCGCAATGCCGGAGTTGACACCGGCAGGGGCGTAAACAACGGTGTTGAGGGTAACGCTAGCCTGTTGGCTCATAAAATCACCTTATAGGAGATTATTTACGGAAAGCGTTCACAAGAAGCGACATTGCATTCGCTATGTGAGCGCTGCTGATAGGATCCTTAAAAGATGGGATCCTAGGCATCGGTAGGTTAGAAAGGATCCGGCGAGAGAAGGAAAACTGCTCTTCTCTATACGGATAGTTACCAAAAACTTTTATGATCGGACGTGAGCCCGACGTAGTATCAATGGTAACACCTCCTAAACTCTGCACTTTAACTTTTGTCACCCTACTTATCGATCCGCCTCTAAACGTCCACCCAAGGGTGGCCGTCCAGGCATCAAGATAATCACCGACGGGAAGAAACCAGTCGACGACAAAGCTGTAGGGTACTCGCTCCCACACTATCACAGCAGGGTTGGTTAGACCTAGCTGCGAGAATGTGGCTAGAAGGGGATTGTCAAGACGAAAGTCGAGACGCACCTTAACCTTATGAGAGCCGGTAACTTGGTTATTCCAACCAACGCTACCGTCAACACCGGCGGTTTTAAACCACCTGTCACGAATGGGCTGTGAGCCCATAGTGACTGCCGATGCAATAACGGGACGTCCGCTGTTAGCCTTATCAAGGGCTTGACATGCGGATTGAACGTCGCTCATCAAAGGCTTCCAGCCATATTGAAGCTCAAGCCACGCGCCAGGGACATCATATCCCTCACCGTGACTCGCTGCGCTCCGAATCACTTTCAACCAATCTTTAGGTCGAGAGGATTTGAAGCGCTGAACGGTGCCTGCAATATTTCCGCAGACATCACTGAGAAGCTTTGCAGTTTCTCGCCGTTCAGCAAATGCTACGCCAAGATCAACTTTCTGGCCTCGCATTTTCAGAATAGCACGATTGACCGCCGAATCCTCGATAGATTGAGGAAATGCCGGCAGTCCGTACATACTAGCATCAACGGCAGCGCCGTCGCCATAGACGAAATACCGGTTCCCTTTGACAGAGTCGTAGGTAAACCAGTATCCAATCGTTGGCAGCAGCGTTGCACGGGAGCCACCAGAGTGATCCCAAGCACCAGGTTCCCGCCAACCGTTAACCATTGGGTTATTGGTAGAGGCGGGACGAATGTCGCCCATCCAACGTGCAAAAGCAGCGTTAGGCTGGGTTTCACGACCTTCGAGACCAACATTATCACTATAAATTCCAGTGAACGTGTCGGTACGCTGCCAGATACTTTCGTTTCTAGCAGGCTGGGACATAACAGTATTCCTCTGATGTTAGTTGAAGGACAGAGCGCCCG